AATATCAATTGAACTTTGCGTTTTTTGCCTGGAAATTGCCCTTGTTGCATGGTAGTTCCTAAGTCAACGATTTGGTAACATCTTGCAGGAAATGCGCCTTCGGGCGCAATCTGACGGGAGGTGTTATTCCCTACTGGTGCTGTTAAAGCCATAGTGATTATTTATTTAGTGATTGATTAATTACAATTGAATCGAAGGCTATCATTGCCTCTTGAAATACTTTGCGGTACTTATGGTGAAATTCCGCTTTTGAGCTTGCGAAGTACAAGCGGTTGCAATAAGGCAAGTCTTGTATATCTTCTTTGCTGTACTGGCGCACTACTGTGATTGCGTCAAGGTCGCATCTTTGAAAGATTCCCTGCTTGCAGCCGTCATCTATTATGCAAAGCAGCAAGTTCTGAAGGTGGTCGTACTGCCAAAATTGAGTACCATCGTGTGATTTAAAATAAGTCTTCATAGGGTTTAAGGGTTTGAATTGTGGGCGGTAGTTAGCCGCCCTGATTAATTATTTATTTTGTAATTTTTTTAACTGATTAAGAACTACCAAAACCATCATCTTAATATTGTGTGATGTTTTAGGATAGTTAACTGTTCCTTTAAATTTTACAAGCTCGGTGGCTTCTTCGATTGTTAGCTTTTCATTGAATGTTGTCATAGTGTGAAAGAGTAAATGAGTGAATAATTATAGGGCAAATATAAAGCTATTTTCTGAATACGCAAGGCATAAACAATAATATTTTCACCTCGCAATGCAAGTGCTTGATTATCAGCGAAATAATTTTGTGCTTACTTTGCAGCTTTTGCCACCCCGAAGCCGATTAAAGCTCCGACACCTAACTTAAAAGCAGTTGTCTGATACCACTTTTTTTCTTCTTTGATGTAGATGTTATTCATTCCAGTTATCTGCATTGATGGATTATCGATGCGCATACGTATAACTTTATCTCTGCGCTTGAATAGCCCTTTTCGGATTGTATCACCAACAGCATAGGTGAAATCTGCATTCATAATCAGACTATCTATTTGCAGGCTGCCTTTATTTGTCAGCGATCCACCAATCACCCAAAACTTCTCAGCCTTGTAAAACTTTAATGGCAAGCGAAGATGCGGATGGCGGTCAATGATAACAGTGTCGCCAAGTTGAATCTCTGTCTTGTAAACTGTGCGAGTCTTAAACTTTACCACCTCAACTGGATTCTCCAATTGCAATTCCAGTGCTGCAATCTGCTTTGCTTGCATTGCCTCTTTAGAGCCGCTCTGCGCTATTATCTTGCGCTGTGTTGCAATAACTGTGCTGTCAGCAAATCGAGTAGATTTAAAAGCACATGGCGCAGGCTGAGTTGCGCAAGTTCTAATTAGTAGCAGCACGAGCACTAAGCACGTTGCGAGGAGAATCTTGTTGAAGTCCATTTTTTATCAGTTTAAATAGTTGCTTTTTAAATTTGCCAACTGCACGCTTATTGATTACTTCGTGCTCTAAGATATTAAGAGCAACGCAAACGGGCATATAATTTTCAATAACGTGCAGCGATGTCATTACTACCAATCGCTCGTCTAATTCTTGTGCGGTCATATTTCTCGTGATGCTTTTCGTACTAAGTTTTTTATCGCTTCATCTAACTTCAACACGCAGGAATCTACCATATCAAGCAGCGCAAGTTGCTCTGTCTCCGATGGTGTATCTCTTAGCATTTTAGTTAATGAATTGATGCTTGCAAATGGTTGTCTAATTTCGTGGCTAAGCATAAACCGAAACTCCTCAAGCAAAGCTCTCTGCCTTTGATATTCGTGTGCGGTGATGCTTGTAACATCGACAAGCTGAACTCCTAAAAAGGTGATGCGGTCTCCGATAGCGAAGCAGTTCCAAATATTGTAGCGATGGCTTAAGTTCTTGTGCTTGGTCCGAGCATAGACTCTAACTGGCTCAGGAGATTGGCTGATGGCTTTTTTAATCGCATCAATAAAGTCCTCTTTGTCTGAGTCAATATCTACTATGTCTGTTATTTTCTTAGGTTGAATGTGGCTCGCGTAGCTTTTAAATAAGCTATTGTTTGTTATTATGTTGGCTTCCAAATCGGTTACCACATAAAACAAATCAAGGTTATTCTCTAAGATGAATAAGAGAGACATTGTCGAAGCTCGTTATAAAGTTTCCCCCATGATGCAAGCGAATTGTATAACCAATAAGCGGTGAGCAAGATAGTAAATGAAAATAACATCCCCATAACTGGAGCATCAATATTTTTCTCGTGCTTTATAACAGTCTTTGGCTTTACCTCGATTCTCTGATATGGCTTAGGATGCACCAAGAATGGTGAGCTGCTTGGCTTTATTGTATCGCTTGCGTAAACATCGTGAATCATAGGCTGTTCGGTATGTGGAATGATATAGCTTTCGTGCGCAAGCTCGTAGGTTTGCCCCCATTGGTCGACTGCGTACTCCTTGCCAAAGATAGTGAACTTTTCAACTGGCTCGCCATAGTGCCATACTTCATAATGCGTGTGCATCTTGCAGCCTTTACCAAGTATGCAAGTGTTGCTCAGTGTTACGATTGTATCAGTTCTTTCAGTTATCATCGGTCTTAGCTTTTGGAATGTATCCTGCGGCAATCATCGCTGCAACAATTGCTGCGAGCGTTTCGGTTGAAATCTGCTTAAATATCAGGGCAAAGACGCTTGCTAAAATTACCATTGAGCCTATTGTGGACCGCCAGTGTTTAACTACAATATCCAATACTTGCCGAGATTTGCTGATTTTTCGCCTCATGGCTATTATACGCTTTTGCTGAAATAAAGTTCAGCCTCCATGCGCCTGCGTTTGACTAATCCTCTGCTCTTTTTGCCGCCTGCATTTACCCACTTATCAAACTCGCGGCTTATGGTTATGTCGTTAGGATTTGCTTTTACCTTCATTAATAGCGTTGACTTAGCAAGCGCACCAGTTCCAAGATTAAAAGCAAAAGACACCAACGCATCAAACTGATTTTGGTTGACTGCGACTGTGTTAAGTAATGCGTTAACATTCTGCTCGAAGTCGCGCACTGTTTTACGCAGTAGTACCTCAGCCTGCTCTTTGGTAATCTTATCGCCCATCTTAACCTTTTGGTCGTTTGCATAATAGGTGCTGCCGTAGCCTATTGTCGGCACGTTTGCGCTGCAAAGGTAAGCATTCAGCGACAAGCCTTCAAAAGATTTAATCAGGTCAAGACCTTTGGTGCTAACTGATTTCATATTGGAAGATGGCATAAAAAGCAAAAGTGCCAGTTAGTGTTGTATCTTCTGACAATAGATGTATTACATTTTCTTTGACTCCTCCATTAAACTGATTAGGAACAAATATCGAACTTACACTCCCACCTCCTAAATTACTTGCTGTTGCAAATGGATATGTAAACTCAAAGCTCCCATCAGTTGCTGCGCTAAAATCAAAAGTAATATCAACATTAATGTAACCAGTTACAATGTTGCCTACTCTTTGATATGTCGCTGATGTTAAGGTTGCCGCTGTAATAGGTCCTGAAAAGTCACTAAATGTCGGAGTCCAACTTCCGCTTGTTGCAAATTTATCTACCTCAATCTTTTTGGTTGTTCCTGCTGCCGATTCTGATGTGTCAGATACATCAACAATTACAAGTACATCTGCTGCATCTGCTGATGCGAGAGCTGGTAAGTCAGTTATTTTTATTCCTGCCATGATTCTATTGGTTTAAAAGTTATCAAAGGTAATGCTTTCACCCAATCAATTGAACACTGATTGACTTCTTCTTGAGTTATTACCCATAAGCCGTCTGCGTCTTGTATAGGGTTGAAATAACTAAAAGGCAGAAACTCAACACCGATAAGTGATGCCGCTTGTTCTGCTGTGAGTAGGTGTACTTCTATCATACATTTCGAGATAAAGTAGTTTGAAACGCCTGCACATCTGTGAATAATGTCGCTGCTTCGGCATCGCTTAATCCTGCACCTAAAAATGCAAATGCTAATTGATGCGGAGTGAATTGCAGAATTGTGCCTGAGTTTCTTGCTGCAAATGTGAATTGAAATGTTGGCAATGATGTCATTGCAGTTGCGCTGCTTCCTAATAATGCGCCCGCTCTAAAGGCTTTAAACACAGTGCTCGATGTTCTT